GAGTATGATCAATATCCACCAGAGTGGCAGGCAGTCTTTGACACCAACACCTCTCAGAAGGCATTTGAAGAAGATGTCCTTTTGGAAGGCTTTGGCAATGCTCCTGTGAAGGCTGAAGGTGCAGCAATTTCTTATGACGCAGCAAGCCAGCAATGGACTGCTCGCTACCAGCATGAGACAATTGCTTTGGCATTCAGCATCACAGAAGAAGCCGAAGAAGATGGTCTTTATGGCTCAATCGCTGCTCGTTACACAAAAGCACTGGCTCGCTCAATGGCTTCCACAAAGGAAATCAAAGCAGCCAATGTCCTGAACAATGCCTTCACAGGCTCAGGTGTAACTGGTGGTGATGGCGTGACCCTGTGTAGCACTGCGCACCCGACTCGTTCTGGTAACCAGTCAAACACTCTGGCCACTGCCGCAGACCTTTCAGAGACTTCTCTGGAGCAAATGCTGATTCAAATCGCAGACATGAAAGACGATCGCGGTCTCCGCATCGCTGCACAAGGCACAATGCTAGTCATCCCGACTGCATACAGTTTTGTTGCAGAGCGTCTGCTTGAGTCTCAGCTACGCACAGGCACTGCTGACAACGACATCAACGCAATCCGCGCAGGTGGTTATCTGCCTCAGGGTTACCATGTGATGCGTCGTCTGGCAGACTCAGATTCATTCTTCATTATGACGGATGTTCCTGATGGCCTGAAGCACTTCCAGCGTTCGCCTCTTAAAAAGGGCATGGAAGGTGACTTTGAAACTGGCAATGTCCGCTATAAGGTGCGTGAGCGTTATTCGTTCGGCTTCACCGATTGGCGTGGCATCTTCGGTTCCGAAGGAGCATAATGAATGTGGGGGAGGGCACAAGTCCTCCCCTCAACTTTAATCCTGACTGCCTCGGCAGACACTAGCCACGACAGGAGATAAAAATGGCTACAACAACTTTCTCTGGACCTATTAAGGCTGGAACAATCAAAGAAACGACTGGCACCACAGTCGGAACAGACAAGGCAAATGTTGGCTTTGTTTTGATGGCACAAAGTGCAAATGTAGTTTTTGGAGCTGACGGCACTACAACTGTAGCCGCGACTGTTCCTGCAAACAGCCAAATTTTCCAAATCACTGTAGATGTAACGACTGCATTTGATGCAGGCACAACTAATACTTTTGATATTGGTGATGGCTCAACTGCTGATCAGTATGCAGACGCATTGGCTGTTGGCTCTCAAGCTCGGGTTCTTGCGACCTCTGATGTTTCTCAGATTGGCAACTTGATTGATATTGGCTCAACTGATGTTGATGTCACAGTCACTTACAATCAAACAGGAACTGCAGCAACCGCAGGTGCCGCAACTGTAACTGTTCTGTATTTGCAGAATAACAACCTCTCATAATCAGGAGGGTAACTGATGGCTGACATCGTAACCACAACTACGATAGCCGACAACCCTCGTGAGGCTGTGTTCGCTTTTCAATATCAGTATGTTGATACAGGTAATGAAAGTGCAGTCACCAAGATTGATGTCTCGTCTCTCGTTAAGAGTTCAAATGGCGACACATGCACAGGCGTCAGAATACTTGAGTGTTGGTGGATCATTGAAGGACTGACAGTAGAAGTGTTGGCTGATGCTAGCACTGATGTTATTGTCATGCACTTAGCTGAAAGCCAACAGGGTTATCACAATTTTGAAAAGTTTGGTGGCTTGCCATCAACAACTTCATACGGCACAAGCCCAACTGGTGATGTTAAATTTACCACAACAGGGTCAGCTGCCGCAGGTGATGCTTATCAGGTAGTTCTGAGGGTGGCTAAAGAATACTAAGGAGGATCGAATGGCTCAAGTATCTTCAATCAGCAGGGTTGGAACTACGGAGCCATTCGAGCTCCAAATATCTCGTGGCCAAATCCCGTATCACACCTCACTTTTCAAATACGGATACAACCCGAGCATCATTAATGTGAATGAAACCATCTGGGATTCTGGTGGAACCTACGCATATCCTGCTTCAGCTGTGGCTATGACTGCTACGAGTGCCAGTGGAGCGTCTGATTCAGGCATTACAGGCATAATTTTTGGGCTGGATGCTAATTATTTGGAAGTTTCTGAGGCTTTCACGCTGAACGGCTCTGGAACCTACACCACTACGCAGACTTTTTTGCGCGTATACAGAGCTTACATAACTGGAGGCTCCGCTCCTACAGGAAACATCACAATCGCCAATGGAGGGACAACCTACGCCCAAATAACAGCAGGTGAAAATCAGACCCTCATGGCTGTTTATACAGTTCCAGCAGGAAAAAGCCTGTATGTTTATCAAGGCGTGGCCACTCATGGGACAGCAACATCAGGTGGCGTTTTCATGACTGTGCGCTTCATGGTCAGGAATCCTGGAGAAGTTTTCAGGACAGCAGTCAAAGTTGATGTCTCTGAAGGCGAAATACTTTATCCATTTGCTCAGCCTCTTAAAATACCTGAAAAATCAGATGTTGAGGTCAGGGCAATATGTAACAAGAATCAGGCGAACGCAGTTTCAGCCTCGTTTGATGGAATAATCGTTGAGGAGTCTTTATAATGGCTACTTCAGGAACCTACACATTCAGGCCAGATGTTGAAGAAATAATCGCTGAGTCTTTTGAGCGAGTCGGTATGGATGCTCAGAATATGACAGGCTATCAAGCCAGTGCTGCACGCAGAAGCCTAAATCTTTTATTTAGTGAATTTGCAAACAGAGGCATAAACTATTGGGCTGTTCAAAACAATACGCTGGCTCTGACGCAAGGCACAACGACTTACACGCTGCCTGTCGGAACCATTGACTTGATGGATGTTGTGATCAGGGAAACTGTCGGTGGAACTCAATCAGACACAGTCCTGCCGAGGGTCAGCATATCAGACTACAACCAGATCCCGAACAAAACAACTCAGGCCAAGCCATCTCAATACATGCTTGACAAGCAATACACACCAGTCTTGTATGTTTGGCAAGTTCCTGACAGCAATAATTACAGCCTTGTTTATTGGTCAATCAATCAACTTGAAGATGTAACTGCATCAAATGAAGATACCGACATACCTTATAGGTGGAGTGATTGCATATGTGCAGGGCTGGCTAGCAAGTTGGCACTTAAATATATGCCTGACAAATTCAATCTGCTTAACCAAGTTTATGAAAGAGCATTTGAGTTCGCAGCATCAACAGACAATGATGGGGTGACATTGCGTGTTCGCCCAACAGGATTGAATTTGGGTTAAATGGCATCAGTCAAAAGAGCAAGAGGCAAAAGATCTTTCGCGATAGGTGATCGCTCAGGATTCAAAGTGCCTTATACCTCGCTCAAGACAACTTGGGACGGACTGCGTGTTGAGCCTGAAGATTGGGAACCAAAACACCCCCAACTGACTCCAGCGAAAAATGTTGTTGATGCCACTGCTCTTTTTAATCCTAGGCCAGACAACGACCCAAACAATGTTGAGTTTTTCATTGGATATAATTACGATCCATTTCTAGATCCACGCCAAAGGCCACCAGTTGGTGTTCCAGGAAAAGGGACAACAGGTTTCATAGCAGACATTCGGGCAGACATGACAGTCAATGCCTCAAGCGTCGCAGGGATTGGTGTTGTCGGGGTGGCTGTTGCTTCTGATTCTGAAGATGTAGCAGTTAATGGCGTAGCTGGAACTGGCGCGGTTGAAGGCTTCGGAATCTCTGGGGATGGAAACATCGTCTTGATTGTCACTGGCATATCTGGTGCAGGATCAACAGGCAATGTCGGTAATGAGACTTCTGAGTCTGTCGTTATTGAAACAGGCTTGGCTGGCACAGGCGCAATTGGGGCTGTAACATTCTTTATAACCACAGATGCCCCAGTCACTGGCGTAGCTGGCACTGGCGCAATCGGCACTGAAGTTCTTGAATCAATAATCAATGAAACAGGTGTGGCAGGAACAGGTGTTGTCGGGGCTGAAGTTCTTGAAACAGACATCGGTGTAACAGGCTTGGCGGGAACAGGTACGACTGGCACTGAAACACTTGAGTCTGTCATAAACGAAACAGGCGTAGCAGGAACAGGAGCAGTTGAAGGCTTCGGAGTTTCTGGCGATGGCAACATTCAATTGATTGTAACAGGAATTTCAGGTATAGGTTCTACAGGCAATGTCGGTAATGAGGTTTCCGCATCTGAAGTCATTGAAACAGGAGTCGCAGGAACTGGCACCACAGGCACCATCACAGAGATCCAAGTCAATGAGGGTTGGGGTGAAGGTGCTTGGGGATCTGGAGCATGGGGTGAATAATGAATTACACACAGCTAGTTGCTAATATACAAAACTTCATGGAAGACGACTCAACAGAGTTGTCAAACTCCATTGACCAAATTATTGATCAGGCTGAAGAGATGATCTTTCAAAGGTTGCCTAGCCTACCTTGCTACAGACAAAATGCAACAGGCTCTCTGGTAATTGGCACTGCTGATTATGATGTTGCGAATGCACGAATGATCCGTCAAGTTTCAATCACCAACTCCAGCAATGTTGAATACCTCAATCACCGCATTGATTCATATTTGCGTGATTATTGGCCAAACTCAGCACTGACTGCCAAGCCAATCATGTATACCACAAAAGATGCTGATCCAACCAACAACATAACAATAACTCTGGCTCCGACCCCAGATGACACATATTCTTATCAGGTTGATTTCATAGCACCAGAAACAGGACTTTCCACAGGCAACGCCAACAGTTGGATAGGCGACCATGCGGAGGCTGTTCTGCTTGCTGCGGCACTTTATGAAACTTCTGCTTTTCTTAAAGCGTCAGAAACGCTAAACTTATACAAGGGACAGTTTGATGAGGCTGTGCAACTGTTCCAGCAAGAAATGGCACGGAACTACACAGCTGAGTATAATG